TTCCACCTAAATAGTCAATCATCATTTTGGTCAGCTCGGAAGCTGTTTTGTATGTTGCCATAAACCAAAGTTACAATATATTTATATATATTATACAAACCGAATCATCTCATCAGTCGGAACTTGAACATATTTGACGTTATCTTCAACCTTAGTTAAGTTGACTCTAAAGTACCTACGAGCCTTTTTTCTAAGCAATTCTGACCGCATAAAGTATATCCTATTCCTTAAATCAAAGTTAATAGCAAAGAACTCAACTCTTGTATCAGCTATACCAGATGGTTGGCCATCTCTCTCATATTCTAACCACATAAACCCATCTAATAGTGCTGTAGGCATCTGAATAACTAAAATCTTAGTGTTCTTAGCAAATAACTTAATTGCTTGATATGTACCATCAGCATTACGAGCCTCTTCTATCTCGAACTTACGTCTGTTTCTATAGCCATTATGCTTTGCCACTAATCAGTTATTGTTACCTTTAATATATATTCAATAGTCATTTTACCTAACCATCCAATCATACTTTTATCTTGTTTTAGTGCTTTTTTAGCTTTTGCTTCACTTGATGCTACAACATATTCTGTACAAATTGGGAATCCAGATTTGTTGCAACATTCAATAACGTATAGATGTAACATATTTTAAATTTTATAATCAGTGAAAGTCATGGTATCTGGGAGAAATTTCAATGCCAAATTTTTCGTAGTTCCATGTCTGTTCTTCTCTACCTTGCAGATTACTAAATCATTAGTAGCATATTCTGTTCCACCAATCTCAATAGGCTCTGTCATCTCATAATAATTAGGCCTCATCAACATAATAACTGCATCAGCATCTTGCTCAATAGAACCAGATTCTCTAAGGTCAGATAGTTGTGGCATCTTGTCTGCTCTTTCCTCAACTCTACGAGATAATTGAGATAGGGCGATAATCGGTACTTGTAACTCTTTTGCTAAGGATTTAAGGCTTCTGCTTATTAAACTTACCTCCTGCTCTCGGTTTTGGTTGTTTTTGCCTTGTCCACTCATAAGCTGTAGGTAGTCAATAAAGATGACTTTAATGCCGTACTTCTGCTTCATAATGGTTGCCTTTGCTCTAAGTTGTGAAATACTTATACCGCCCATATCTTCAATATGTAGAGGGGAAAGTAATATTTTATCATCAGTTTTTAGTAATATCTTTCTTTCTGCCTCATTCATATTATTCATTCTAAGGCGTTTTAAGGGTATCTCGCTGGTAATTGACTCTAACCTTTCAACTAACTGCTCGGAGCTCATTTCGAGGCTAAAAATGGCCGTAGGAACCTTATTTGTGATACATAGGTGGTAAATACTTGAAAGCATAAAAGCTGTCTTACCCATTCCTGGTCTTGCAGCTATGACTACAAAGTCTGGTCTGCACCATCCAGCTAATGTGTTATTAAGCTCATTAAATCCAGTATCATATCCTAATAACTCTCCACTTTGTGCCTTGTCTCTTGAGTGGTTTAACGTAAGAATGACATCAGTTATTGTCTTTTCATGAATATTACCATATTCTTGTAAAGCTATAAGTTTACTATTGACTACAGAAAGTAAATCTATAGCTTGACTATCATTGTCTAAACATTCATATTCGCTTTGCCTAAACAGCATAAATGCTTCTCTTTTCTTGTAGACTTCAATTAGCATCTCAATATGACTATTGACATTATGTGTTCCAGTAACATTGTCAGTTAGCTTAGATAGATATAATGCACCTCCTAATTCCTTATAAGCCTCATCATCTTTAAGTTTTTGATTAAGTGTAGTTATGTCTACATAAACTCCATCATCGTACATCTTTTTTACTACGTCAAAGATTTTTTGGTGGCCTAAGTCATAAAATACTTCTCTTTTTAAGTGTCCAACAGCTAATGGTAATGTTCTTTTGTCCATTAATATTGCTCCAAGTATGCTTTTTTCTAAGTCTCTGCTTTGTGGTAGTGTTACTAATTCCATTATTTAAGGCTGATTTTAGTTGTTTGTTGTGTAGTAGGTGTAAACTGATTACTGTTTCTCTTCCAAGTTCTTACTGCCGCTTTCCAATCCTTCATAGGATTTTTACCTATCAACCATCCTCTTGCTTCGTAATGGTCTATAAATTGGTTCCCATCTAAAGTAAATCCAATCTCCTTAGAATATTCTGTTATTTCCTCAGCTTTAGGCCTTATAAATGTATTCTTATTGTTAGTATTATTGTTAGGTAAAGTTTTTTTACCAGTTTCGGTAAAGTTATTTGACCGTTTAAGTAAAGTTTCTTTACCATCGGTAAACTTTTTGTAATCGTTTAAATACTCTAAAAACAATACTGAAACTTTAAGGTGTTTAGTGGCTGGATTTTTGACTATAAGTTCTTTGTCTACCAATTTAGTGATAATGTTAAGAACAGCTTGTTTTGATAGGTCTAAATCGTTTGCCATAGTATCTTTAGACATATAGCACCAATGAGATTCATTATTCTGCATACGCATAATCGTATCTAATACGCAGTATTCATTACATGATAGCTTAAAATCTTTCCGTACTGGATGAATTATTGTTGTGTAAAATTGTGACATAAGGTTATTAAATTTTTCCGTAATCTTGTTTAGTATTACATCTATGCTCAGTATTTTTACTATTTATATACTCACATAAATCTTCTTTAGTAAATTTATCAGTTCTTGCTAACCAACAAATTAAAGCTGGTTCAAAAAACTCATATAAGTTTTGATAAACTATAAATTCTATATATTTATTTTTATTTCTAAATTTAACAGTTGTTTGCTTTAAATTTTTAGACATAAGGTTATTTTTTAATACGAAACACTACTAATCGATTTTGATAGGTAAATCTTTTCTTTTGTAGTGGGTTAAGTGCTTCTCGTATTGCTTGTGCGTTAATGTTGGTCTTTCTGTTTGCTGCTGCTATTGATATAAATTGCTCTTCTTCTTTGTTATCAAGGTAAATCATCCTAACCTTAATTGAGTTCTCGAATCCTCTTGGCTCCAAATCTAATCCCATTGATGATGCGTTTTAGTTCGTAAATAAGGTTTGCTGTAAATAGTATTGTAAATGCTAATGGCAATGAAATTAGTATAAACTTTAATAACTCATAGATAAATATTAGTAATTGTTTCATAACTTTTATTTTTATAATATGATAAGTTTTTAACCATATTTTGCAAATCTTGTCTATTGTAAGTATAAATTTTTATCTTAATAGTTCTATTATTGTTAAGAATATTATTTATTTGATTATAAAAATATGGCAAATCTTTGTTACCTCTAAAATTATTACACTCATTGCATATCCATATTAAATTTTCAAAATAATTATTACCACCTTTTGATAATGGTATGATATGTTCTTTAGTTCTGTAATTACTTTGAGTAAATCTCCTTTCACAATAGTTGCATCTTGTACTGTTAAAGTTTATTGACATAAATAATAGTTTAAATAACCACCCCAAGTTCCCGTAATTACTATCTGGTTAAAAATATTTAATTTCTTGAGGTGGTATAAGTTTACTATTTGCCTTTAGGCGTAATAGGTGTTGTAGGTTTTTTTGTGCTCTTATCAAGCCACTTTAGTATTTCATCTGCTCTTTCAAACAGCTTACTATCAATGCCTTGACTTAAAGCTACCCATAGAGCAAATTGCTCATTGTTCATTGTTGGTTGGTTCATATTATTTCTTTAGTGAGATTTTAAATGTGGTAGTGCTATACTTAGGTGCAGGATATATCATTTCCCCAGTCTCTGGGTCTACCAATGGGTCTTTAATTGTTTTAAGTAATGACTCTCTTTCTTTCTGCTTAAATTTAATAGCTTCTAATTCTTGGTTCATTTTCAACCAAGTGTAATCGCCATCGTAAGCATACTTTACTCCAGATTCAAACTTACTAACTTCTGCTCCTAAGACCTCAGCCTTGCCTTGTGGATGCGTTGTAAGTATATCTACTACATCTTCCTTTAAATCGGCTCTAATGCCATCTAAAAGCTGTATAATAGCCTCTGCCTTAACAAGCATCTCTAATGGGTTATCGCCAGTCTCTCTAAAGTGCTGTACGATAGTTTGCTTTAGCAACTCAATGCTAAACTTTGATGGTTCGATAGAACTAAGTTCTACTTTTGGTAATAATTCTAAACTCATAGTTTTATTTTTTGGTTAGGTTTTCTTTTTTCATGGACAATAATCTCTTTAACATTTCGTTGCTATCAAATAACTGCTTATATCCAAAGTACAAATCAGTTAGTTGTTTCACTTTAGTACAATTAGCAATCTCTGCTTTGATAGCATCAATATCTACCTCCTCTTCTTCTACTATTTCTGCTACAACTTCTTGTACTGTCTGAGAAGGTTTTTTAGGGGTATCTACTGCAAAGTCCATCTCTTCTGCTGGTGTAGCTTCAAATCCTGCAGCTTTCATTAACCAAGCAAGTAAGTTACGATACGCCTTACCGATTGCTCTTGTCTGTGCCATTGATAAGATTGCATACTCATCAAATCTCTTTTTGCTATGTTCAAAGTTGCTACAGATTGCTACTCCAGTAGCTACTAACTGACCAGTATTGATATTTCGTACTTCGCATTTAGCCATGTACTTTATTTCTACTTGACCAGGTTCTGTGCCTCTTCGAGTTAAGTCCGTAGTTTCTGTGATAATCGGCATTAACCCTAAAGAAGCTCCAGCGAATTGCCATCCTTCAACATTAACGAATTGCTTCCCTTGAATGTTGCTTGACAATCCTTTTTCTTTGATAAGTTTAGCTAAATCTTTAGATAGGTTTAGCATTGAGTCCGAGTTGATTAAATCAAATCTCGGTTGATTAGTTAATTCTGTGCTCATAATTAAGTTTTTTGGTTGTGTTAATTGGTTGGTTAAAATAAGATGCTTCTACTACTGGTGTGCGTTCCCAATAGTTTAGCAATCTGCATAGTAGGTTGTAAGACTCTTGGCTATAGTTTACTTCGTGTAAAATCTTAGCTGCAAATAGCTTTTTGTCTTGCTCTGGTAGTTGATGAAATGTAGAATACATAGTGTTGGTTTTTATTTGTCTGAATATAATTTAGGTATTTTAATCTTCTTTTTTACTTCAAGATATTTTTCCATGTAATATGGCACTACTTCAACATCATTTGCAAAAGTGTTTATGCCATGTAAAACTGTAGTTCTATCTCTTTTAAAGTAAGGTGCTATTTGTGCAGATTTTTGTCTATAGTGAACATGAAGGATATAAAAGCACATATTTCGTGCAAGTACATTTTCTCTAAATCTACCTTTATTTGTAATCATAATGGGCCTAATATTAAATACTTTAGCCGCATTGTTAATTACATTTTCTACTATAACATTATCTACCTCATAGTTCTTTGGTCTTAGCAAAGATTTGCGTGTCATTCTAAATTTCGCTGTAGTCATTTAATTGGTTTTTAAGTGCTTCTAACTTGTTTGCGTAGTAAGTTTTTACTATCTCAACAGTTTCGTAATCGTGTTTATCTAAACGAGTTTTTAATAGGTATGGTGAAAGCCCAGTGATAGCACAGATTTTTTTCATATCTCCATGTCTAAGCATTGCTCTATAATCCGTTGGATTCTGCATCATCTTGTAATTGGTTATTTTGGTTAATTAATACTTGTCCTGCCTCTGTTAATGGTCTGCAAAACAATGTGAAAGCGTTGTCTCCATCTTGGAATGTTACAGTTGTCTCTTCTGTGTTAGCTAACATTAGTCTAATAGCTGGTTCTTGGTCATCTATCTTCTCGTTAGTTGCTGCGAATACTTGTGGCTCATTATCGCCAAACTTAAAGCACCACTCGCAAGGGAAAATTGGAGTTAAAGTTTTTTCTACTAATTGCTGTGCGTTGTGATTTTGTGCTTCTGCTTCAGCACCAGCTCCATAATTTTGTGTTTCTTGGTTGTCCATGTTTATTTGTTTTTGTTATAAATTTTTAAATGTCTATCGATTCCTTGTACTGCCGCATCAAGTGAGGCGTAATAGCTGTGTCTCCAGTAAAACCACTTGCCGTTTAATATCATGTTATCCCATTTGATAATCATGCCTTTGTAGGTGTATTGTTTTGAGATTCTGCCGTTGCTGTTTACATAAGTAAACTCTTCTTTGATGCCTTTTTTCTTTTGTTCAAGGGATAGTTTTTGGTTCATTTGTTTATTTTGATGGGATTAGTACCTCGAATAATACTTTTTCTTGGCTCTTTGGATTTCCTTTGATTAGATTTTGGTACATTGAATACGCCTTATCATAATCTTTAGACATAGTTCCAGAGACAATCATTCCGTCTTGTCGAGTGTAATAGAATACTTCGTTTAGTAAAAAGTCGAGTTCTTCGATAAATTGTAGGTTAGTCATTATTTGGGTTTTTTGGTGTTGTTGTTGTTTCTTCGTTTTCTTCTTCTTCCCAGTCGCAATACTCTAAGCATTCTGGACATAGGTTAATTTCTGGGTAATTGGTGTGTGCTCCACAGCAAGTAGAAAATGGCATATCTAAGGTTTTTTGGTGTTTAATTTAGATAATCGGCTAAAATAAGTTTTTGGGTCTCCTATTTTAGCTTTGCTCATGTTTGTCTCATACTCCAATGGGTGTATGCAGTTTTTTGTCTCGTGATTGTAGTAGGCTTGTTCGCCTTTGTCAATCTGTATGCCAGTAATGGCACACTTCATTGGATGGGTTAAAGTAATTAATTGGTGCATTTGTTTTGGTTTAGTTTGGTAAAATTATATATTATTTGTGATATTTTAATATTTTTTAGTTAATTTATTGTTAAAAAGTTTTTGTCACAGATTTTTGTCACAGATTTTTAGGGGATTTTTAGCAAGTTTTTGGGGAGTTTTTGCTGGATTTTTGGCTATACCCATAGAAGATTTTTGGCGAGTTTTTGGCTAAGATATTTAGCAACTGATAATTAGTTGCATAGTCAACCATGTTGCAACATCAATAAAGTATTGACATTGCATGACACATGATGACAAGCAAGTAGAAATCAATTCTTTGCCTATTTTTAGCCAAAATAAGCCCATCAAATATGTGGTTAAGGTAGTTACATCATTTTGTATTTTAAGTGTCTTAAATAGCCCTAAAATTAGATTTCTCGATATTAAGACTTGATTGCACCCAAAAAGGGAAGCACTTGTGATGCTTCCCTTGTCAATATTGTATGTGTCTCTGGTTAACTATATACCTCAACACAATCCTTGCACATATATGTGCTATACTTGTCTACATATTTGATATCCTTTAAGTACCTCCATTCATTGCATCCTTCGCATATTTCAATATCACTGGTGGATGTGTCCTTCACTTCTGTACTTGCTCCCCATCCAGTCTCAAAATCATCATACGAGTATGTGTATCTGGAGTAGTTATATTTAGGGATAGTGTGTGATACTTTTTTTCTTTGCACTGGATATGTGTCCTCCAGAGTGTCAAAAATTGCCCTACATAAATCAAGACAATTTTCTACATCCTCGAACATCACAATCTCATCATCACTATGAGGATTATAATAACCACATGAAATGTTAGCAACTGACACACTCACTCCAATTTGAGTAAGTGCATACACATCTGTCATCATTCCAGTACTAAATTGATAGCCATGATTTTTGAGTAGTGGTGCAACTTGCTTTTTGAATTTCTTATTCTGCAACTGGATGCCATATATCTCATTCACAAAATCTGTGTTACCCTTCCTATCACATTGCAGTATGAATCTTGCATCTCTAAAAAAGTCTACATCTGCATCATAGCTGCCATCACATCCTACCTCTTCATCTCTAAAAAAAGCTACTTTGATACATTCATACTCTTGCAATAATCTTAAACAAGCATAGATACCTACCTTGTCATCACCTCCGCATCCAGTAGGCTTCATGGTATCTAAATTTATACCCATTGCCATACGATCGTCAAACATGATGTGATAGTGGTCATCTGGTATGATTTTGTGTACACTATCCATGTGTGAAACTATGCATGGGTATGTGTCTGCCATACCTTTTATGCAGTAGATATTTCCCTTGTCATGTATTGCAGTTAGTCCCATGCTTTCAATCTGGTGTGTGATGTAGGCTTCCATCATGGTGCTATCGTATGACTCACTCTGCACACTCAAAATATTAATTAACTCTTGTCTCATTGCTTACTTCATTAAATTGTTCATAAAATTGTTCTTTGTTTCCTTCGTAAAATTTATACATGATACCATCTATAAATTCTGTCATCATACTATCATCATCATACATTTTGCCATCAATATAACATTGCTCTGCTTCATCCTCATGTATGATATTTCCATCACCAGTTTCAACTGCTTCTTCAATTAATATATACTGGTGTGAGTAGTCGCTATATGTGCAATCCTCAATTAATCTGTACTCGTCTCTGGATGGCACATGACATATCCTTTCATCGTTTCTTATATACCAATTGCCAGTGCTATACTCTTCAACTGCATCCACCGCAAGTACATAGTCCTCATCTATGGTGTATACAACTTCATCATCACATACTCTGCCATCAAATTGCTGTCCATTTGGTCTCTCATAATCTACATAGGTAGTCTCATCCTCATCTACCATTCTTCCAGTCCACTCACATTCTACATATCCTCCTTGCTCATATCCTCCATCTGTCTGTCTTAATATGTAGAATTTATCACCAGAGAATTGCTCATTGCTTAATCTGCCATCTGTACTTAAATAGTACAAAGTGTCCATGTATGGATATAAGTCATAATCATGTCTCTTAAGTGTTACTACTGGTCTGCTCATGACTGAAGAGGTATGGCTGTGATTGAATCTGTCAAATGTATTATGATGACATGATTGTGATGACTTGTAATACCATTCATTTGCAACTGCATAATTGTAGAAAGTTTCTCTTATTGAATCTGGTGAGTATATGGTGTCCATTGCCACTCTGCCATCATCTAACTTCCAGATGATTGCTCTTCCCAATATTTTTTTCTCATTATCCTCTGCAATTAGCAACTGGCACACTTCCTTATTATCTGCATAAATACTCAGCCAGTCTCTACACTCTTCATGTCTCATGCAACTTCCCCATAAGTTACTATCCTTCCCCAATATTGTGCTATAATTATCTGCATCATACGCATCATAAATATCATCACCTTCAATCAGTCTCAATTCTAATTTCTTACCATCACCATCATCATCACCTATCAAAGAAATATAA